CCGACTTGGTAAGGGCAGTGGAAAAGATTTTACTTCTACTGTTGCTTGTGCTTACATTGTGTATAAGTTATTATGCCTTAAGGACCCAGCCAGATATTTCGGCAAACCCTCTGGGGATGCCATAGACCTAATCAATGTTGCTATTAACGCACAGCAGGCTAAGAATGTTTTCTTTAAAGGTTTTAAAACAAAGATCGAAAAGTCACCATGGTTTGCTGGTAAGTATGAAGCAAAAGTGGATTCAATTGGATTTAATAAATCAATTACTGTTTACTCTGGCCACTCAGAGCGTGAGTCTCATGAGGGTCTAAATCTTTTGTTGGCAGTTCTTGATGAGATTTCTGGTTTTGCATCTGAAGTTGGAACAGGAAACGAACAGGGAAAGACTGCTGATAACATTTATAAAGCGTTTCGTGGATCAGTAGACTCTCGTTTCCCTGATCTTGGCAAGGTTGTTCTTCTTTCATTTCCACGATACCCAGGAGACTTTATTTCAGAAAGATATGAATCCGTTATTGCAGAAAAAGAAATTGTAGAAAGAACTCACGAATTTATAATTAATCCATTGCTTCCAGATACAGATGCGGATAATAAATTTGAAATTACATGGGATGAAGATACAATTGTTTCATATAAATACCCTGGAGTATTTGCTTTAAAAAGACCTACATGGGAAGTAAATCCTACTCGTAAAATTGATGATTTTAAAATTGCTTTTATGACAGACCTTGGAGATGCAATGATGCGCTTTGCATGCGTACCAACTTTTGCTTCAGATGCATTTTTTAAGCAGGCAGACAAAGTAAGAGCCTGTATGACACTAAGAAATCCTGTGGATAACTTTAAAAGGTTTGATGAGTCTTTTAGACCAGATCCAAATAAAAAATATTATGTACATGCTGACCTTGCACAAAAACATGACAAGTGTGCTGTAGCAATTGCACATGTTGAAAAATGGGTAAACATTCAGGTAATCAATAACTATGAGCAAGTTGCTCCAGTTGTAGTTGTAGACGCTGTCGCTTGGTGGGAGCCAAAGGTAGAAGGGCCAGTAAATTTATCTGAGGTAAAACAGTGGATTCAAAACCTTAGAAGAATAGGTTTTGATATAGGCATGGTTTCATTTGACCGTTGGCAATCATTTGATATCCAGAATGAACTAAAGCAAGTTGGAATGAAGACTGATACAGTTTCTGTTGCTAAAAAGCATTACGAGGATATGGCTATGCTTGTTTATGAAGAAAGATTAGTAATGCCTGCAATCGATCTTTTGTTTGAAGAGTTGACCCAATTAAAAATAATGAAAAATGATAGAGTTGATCACCCTAGGAAAAAGTCAAAAGACTTGGCCGATGCTGTGTGTGGTGCTATTTTTGGAGCAATATCATATACTCCAAAAACCCTAGACACTGAAGTAGAGGTTCACACTTTTAGCGATAGGCCAAAGCAGGTTGACAAACTTCCTGAGAATGTGATACACTATAAGTCTAGTCAAATAGAAGATATTAAAGACTATTTGGATAGGCTAAAAACAATATAAACCGAATGAATAATAAAAGGAGAAAAATGAATTCATTTAAGAAGATCGCTCTCGTCATGGTTGCAGCCATGGGCTTGGGCACACTAGTAGTGACACCTGCAAGTGCCAATACCGTTTCTGTAGACGTAACAACAGAAATTTCTGGCTCAGGTACTGCAGCCTCACCATTCACAGTTAAGGTTCCATCTGACAACGTAGTAAGCGTTGCAGACACCACAACTGTAACAAACAACGAAGCATTGCTTCTTACTGCAACTGTAGTTGCTGGAACACCAGTAACATTTACAGCAGTAGGCGCAAACACTCGCCTCGTCTCTGCAATTGGTTCAACAGTTAGTGCATCTGCTGGATCCTCATCAATCACAGTCACACCTGCTTCAACAACAGCGACTGTCTATGCATATACAACTACAACTGCTGCTTCTGCAGTTACAGTTTCTGTAACTGGTGCAGCAACAACACTATATCTTAAGGGTGTTGCAGGTCCTGCATACGATCTTAAGATGTCAATTCCTGCTTCAGGAAACATTTCTGGTAAGGTAACTGCAACTCTTGATGTTGCTGATATCTTTGGAAACGCTGTTGCTGATACAGTAACAGTAACCACTCTTGGTGGTGCAACTGCTGGAACAGTCACTGCTGATGCTCTTGTAACAGGTCGTTACACATCAGACATTACACTTCCTGCTACTGCTGGAACCGTTGCTGTTGGTGCATCTATTACTGCACCTACATCAGTTCCAACAATTAAGTTGGCCACAACTTCACAGACTGCAATCGTAACAGTTTCAGATCTTGCTGGAGCACTCGCAACTGCTAATGCTGCACTCGCTGCAGAAAAGGCTGCTCGTGCTGCTGACAAGGTAACTGCAGATGCTGCTCTTGCTGCTGCTGTAGCAAAGGCTGCTTCAGATGCAGTTGCTGCTAAGGCTGCTGCCGATGCTGCTGCTATTACTGCTGCTGCTGAAATTGCTAAGTTGAAGGCTGATGCTGTAACCGCTAAGGTTGCTGCAGACAAGGCTCTTGCAGATGCTCAGGCTGCTGCAAAGGCTGAACTTGATAAGGTAAAGGCAGACAATGCTGCTGCACTTGCTGCAATCAAGAAGGCATTCAATTCTCTTGCTGCAAAGTGGAACAAGGCTAATCCAAAGGCTAAGGTTGCCACACTTAAGTAATTAACTTAAACTAAGGGGGGGTGGGGAAACTTACCCCCCTTTTTGTTTTATAAAGTGATATACTGTAACTATGTTAGATTTAATAAAAAACGCAAAAGAAAATAGTCATGCAGTTTTGTTTGAGCAATACCAAATTCCAGAAATAACCTGGGAAGATATAATGAATTTTGTATATAAAGAATCAATAATAAAAAATGACAATTTAAAGAAAAAGGTAGAGCAAGTAAATAATCTTACAGCATTAGACTATATAGGAAACATACAAATACAGGAAAAATTTTGGCTTGCCCCACAGACACACAATATATTTGAAGATTTTAAAGGTGTTTCAGAACTATTGTATAAACTTAACAACTCTGTAGATAATAGGCATTGCGGATATTATAATCAAGGACAACATAATTGTAACAGTGACTGGCATTTTCAAGGGATAAGGATGTCTCTTTCTAACAGGAATGTAAGCGATCATCATGATCCACACGATATTTTTTATTGGCAAATAGTTGGTACATCATTTTGGAAAATAGATGGTGGAACGACTTACGAACTTAGGCCAGGTGACATGCTTTATCTTCCACTTGAAAACTCACACGAGGTCTGGTGTGACGGTCCAAGGGCAGGATTATTGATAGATAATCTTAATTAAATGATATAATAACCTTATTAGACATAGTCTAATTCGGAGGTCAGGAGATTAAAAAATTAACAAGAATAGTGTCTGCGTTCCTGTTAGCCTTTGGATTCAATCTTTGGCTTCCAGAAAATGCCAATGCGACATGCGTTAACTTTATACAATCACAAACCATAGCAGCAGCATACGAGGGTGATGCAGAGCCAACAGTTCATCATATGGACACCTGCTCTGGAGACGATATATCTTATCAAATACCTATTGCAACTACCGTGACTTTTGACGGGGTACAGTATGAAAACATTTATGCAACAACTAACTCTGTAATTACATTTGGCCAACCTGATCCAACATACTGGGCATATCCAAATACACCATCTATATCACTTTATTCAATGGACTGGTTTCCAGGAGCAAGTGGAACATCTGGTTTGGACATATATTATTCAGAAGGTGGATTCCAGATGAATCTTAATATGGTTCCATTTGGTAATTATGGTGCACAGCCAAGCACAGTAAATATATTAGTGGCTATTACTAATACAGGTGGTTTGGCAGTATCCTATAGTTATCAAGGACCAGAATATTCTCAACTTAGAACAGGCGTTCGTCTTCATGATGGGTCTATAGTTTCACTTGAGGCCTGGGGAGCAACACAGGTACAGGCTGGAAGCCCAACCCCTACATTGGCTGCAGAGCCTATCCCAGAGCCTACTCCAAGCCCTACCCCTATCCCTGAGCCAACGCCTTCCCAAACGCCTATAACGCCAGAAGAACAGCAAGAACAGGTGGCAGAGGCAGCACAATTGGCTGATCAAATATCAGATTTAAATAATCTTATTGCTGCTATAAATGGAGAAGAGCCAGTAGAGGAAGTTGAGCCAGAACCAGAACCTTCACCAGAGCCAAGTCCTGATGTTACAGAAGAGCCTGATTTGCCTGAACCTGATGTTGAGGTAGAACCAGAAATTATTACCCCAGAGGATCCAAGATTCCCTGATGATGAAGAGCAAACTGAACCAGAAGATCCCAATCCTTCTCCAAGCCCTGATACCACAGATGGGGAGAACGAAGAGACTGATCCAACTCCAGAACCTTCACAAGAGCCTTCACCTCAGCCAGAGGATACAGATCCAAGCCCAGAGCCTGAACCTGAGCAATCTGTTGACGAAGATCCTGTAGTAACACCAGATAAGGATAACACAGACAGCGATCCTATTTCTGACGAGGAACTTAAAAAGTTAAACAAATTAATTAGTGTTAATGATGCTAAATTAATGTCAGCAGTATCAACATTTTTAACTGAACTAAATCCAGAACAATCAAAAGAATTGGCAGAAGATTTGGGAATCAAGACAGAAGAAGTAGTATTGATAGCAGAATTAGCAAAAGAAAACCCTGCAGTTGCAGCAGCCGTCGTTGAGTTTGCTGAAAAGGCAGCAGAAAATCAAGATGCCCCAATGCCATATACATTGGCAGATGTAGTCACAGAAATACAAACAGAGGCATTTTTGGCAGATCCACTTGGAGTATTAACAGATATAGATCTTGAAAAGTTATTAAGTCCTACAGAGTGGGGTAAAGATATGACAGATGATCAAAGAGAAAAAGTTCAGGAAGTAGTTATTCCTGTTATTTTGGTAGGAAATATTGTTAGTTCAGTTATGTCACTAAGGAGGTTATAATATGAACATGATTAAAAGGATAGTTAAGGGATTTCTCAAGTGGCTTAAGGCTGCTATCATTGAGAGCATAGCCCAAGTCTTCACTATACTCGGCTTCTTTATTGCCTGGCTTACCCTTACAGGTACCGCCCAGCAGGTCGTGGGGGTAGCCACATTAATATCAATAGCCCTATGGCTTATCACCATCCCCCTTCGTGAAGAAAAAGAATAATAAATTGGTATAATGTTTGTATGAGAATTCGTCATATTTTACTATCGTGTATACTTGTATTAGGCCTTAGTGGCTGTGGGTATGACGGTCACTATCGCTATCCTTGCCAGGATCCAGCAAACTGGGAAAAAGCAGAATGTAATCCACCATTGTGTGAGGCTACAGGAACTTGTACAAAAGACTTGATAGGAAAACAGGATGAGTAAGCAAAGATTAACACCGCAGGATCTTGATGCACGACTAAAATTTATTCTTGGTTGTACACTCGGAGCAATTTTATTATTTACAGCGTTAGGAATTTTATACGCTCTTATATTTGTGACACAACCAATTGGAGCACAATCAGAAAATGATAAGATGTTCTTTAATGTACTTGGATCAGTCGCTACATTTATTACAGGAACACTCGCAGGTTTATTAATTGGACAGAGTGGTGCTAAAGATATTATGCAAGCACAAATGGATAATAAAAAAGTAGATTCAGAGATTAGAATGGCAGAAGACAAGTTAGATGCAGAACTTGATGAAGTAAGATCAAGACTTGCTGCAAAGCCTGAAGGAACCATGCCAGCAGAACAACCAGTAGATACGGAATGGGATAAGTAAAATGAAAGACGATTTTCCAGTACCACCAGTAGATAAGCACCAACCAGGAACTGTTGGTCGTTTTATTCAAATTGCTAAGTCACAAGTAGGATATATTGAAGGTCCTAAAGATAATGAGACAAAGTATGGAGCATATACAAAAGCAAACTTCCAGCCATGGTGTGGATCATTTGTAAATTGGTGCG